CAAGTTCCTGTTGAGATCTCTTCTTCGGCGGGTTTGACTTGACGTTGCAGACGCGAATCAGCGTCAAGAGCTTGTTGAGGTGCCAGTGCTGTGCTTGCCAATCAATTCGAAAGGCGGTCATCCAGTAATAGACAAGCTCTGCAGTAACCTTCTCCACCGGCCCTTTCTCGGGCGGACCAGGTGGGAAGGTCGTTGCGGTTTCTGACGAGTTGATGTACGCCTCGATTGTTGCGTAATCTTGGGTCGTAAGCCAACCAAAGACTTCATCACTAACTCCTGGCGTTAGAACCATGAATCGAATGTAGTCTTGGATCTGCTCCTTCGTCTTTTGGTCGTTGTCCAGGAACGCTACCTGGTACTTTGACTCCCATTTTGACAGAGAGACCAGAGAATGCTCGAACTCTACCTCGACAGCATCGGGGCAAGTGAATTCGTTGGTCTCTCGGTTGTAAGCCTCCGGACCTTGGATGTTGATTGTGAGCATTCTCTGGTCTCCTATCTTTCCTAGTAGCTGTAGCCCCAGTCGTAATCGGGACCATCGGGGAACACGTAGCCCGATGCGGGGATGGCAGCGACGACAACCGTCTCGCCAACCTCGAGCGTGATCGTTCCAGCAGGAACGGTGTCGCCACCGACCTGGTAGACCACACCAGTGACCGACGGGATGGTGATCTCGTGATCGACAGCGTCGTACGCCGGAACGGTCGGAGTCGCCACAGTGACGCCCGACTCGAACATGGCGATGATCTCCGCCGGCATGGGCAGACGGGGGTTGAGGCCCGCGGTGCCGTAGATGATGTCCTTGAACGCCGCGTAGACATCCGCATCGACGGTCCGAGAATCGACGGTGAGGGTGGCGCTGGGGTCGTAGTTCGGGACCGGCACCGGGGTGGTGGAGATCGCCCAACTCATGGCCATTGCCTCGGGGGAATCGTTCACCGTGGTACGAGCCCGCTCGGACGGAGCAGCCACGCAGTTGTACACCACATGGATCTTCTCGCCGGCCTTGTTGCCCTGGATGGCATCGCCAACGAGGGATCGGTAAGCGAAGCCGAACTTCTTTCGCGTCTGCTGACCGACGGTAACGCCCTCGGTCGGAGCAGCCAGACCGTCGAACAACTCGAACTCCTTGGGGAAGGAGAGCGCCTCGATGGTGGCCGCGAAGACCTCCGCCGAGATGAGGTTCAGGTACTGGATGTTGTCCGCGTACTGCGGGTTGGACTCTGCGCCAGTCGGCGACTCGGTAACGGTGGTGAGACCGTTCCAAGCAACGCCAGTGACGTAGTTTCCGTTGTTATCGGGGATGTAGAGGACCCCGTGATCGACACCGGTCTCGTAGACCCGCTCATCGACCTGGTCCCACACGATCTTTGCCATGTTGGATTGTTCTCCTTATGAAGGGAAGAGGTTGAAGACATGGTGGTTTAGCCCAGATGCTCTGTAGTGTCGACTGAACGAACACATAGGTAGGGCTGCCACTTTGTCGGGGATCGCGCTATCAGGATTTCGATCGATGATCGTCACCAAGTACCGCTTATCAGATCTCCACGGAATGTTGTCCGCATGTTCGACGTCCACGTCATCCAGTTCGTACCGAATGCATGGGTACACCATCTTCTTGTCGACGGGTGGTTGGAAGTAGACATTCTCGGTGCCAAGGATGTCTTCCAACATTGCGTGGAATTCAGCTCTTGGGACCATTGTACGTACCCCCCAGGATCAGAGTGAGACGAGGACTAATGAGTTCGGTCGAAACCACTTCCCAGAAATCCTCGCCCCACTCAACGAACCTGACCTCGTCGGAGTGTTGGATGGCATACTTATCAGCACGAATGCTGACCGTTTTAGAGGCGTCGATGGTTCCTTCGATCTCTTCGTCAACCCGAATCGAGTTGCCGTTTCGAACGATATCACCTTTGTATGGCCTTTTGGTAATCACCTTTTCCCATACCCCAGGGGCGGTCAAAGTGCTTACTCCAAAGCCCACATTGCCACTGAAACGTGCCATCGTTACCTCCTAAGGGTGTCAGACGGTGACGCCCGTGAAGACCCACTCGTCGTCATCGCTGGTCGCGAAGTAGTAGCCATCGGCTGCCACGGCGATGACCTTGAGACGCTCGCCCGGGTCGAGGGTGATGGTGCTGTTGCTGATCGTCGAACCGTCAGCGTCGTTCTTGAACGTGACGTTGGCCTGGAGCGGGACGGTGACCTTGCTGGTCGCCGGGTCGAAGGTCGGAGCAGTTGCGGTGATGAACGTGTCATCTCCGGCATTGCGGAAGACGATCGCCGACTTCAGCTTGGTGAGAGCGCCGCAGCAGCGGGTCTCGATGAGGTACTTCTGCTGGTTGAAGTCGATGTCGAACTGGTCGAACATCGTGACTTCGCCACCGCGGTTGGCACCGAAGGTGTAGTCCATGGGGTTGACGAGCACCGCGATGATGTCGTCGTACTCCTCCATGATCTCGACTGCCACGATCTCGCGGACGCGCAGCTTGGAAGCCACTTCCTCGACAGAGCGATAGAGATCGCGCCCGAGGGTGTCCTTGAGCAGGAGGAAGGCCGAGATGACCGACTCCGTGGTGTACATGGTGGGCTGACCGGTGCCCTTGTACATGACGCGGCCCTTGACGACGGCGTCGATGAACGCCTGCACGGACCCGGAGATGTTGACGTTCACGACCGAGGTGAAGAACTCGTTGTCCTTCGCGATCGGGCGGATGCAATCCTCCTTGATCTTGTCGGGCGAGGTCACGTCACGGCCGTCACCGACAAGCGCGGCGCGAGCGATTTCCTCGTCCAGCATAACCCGCATCTCCATCTTCAGCCACGCAACGACGTCGAAGTCGGTGATATCGAGGATGTCGTCGCGGTCCAGCTTCTGCTTCTTGTAGATGGTGGTCGGTCCGGTAACTCGCTTGGCGACGTTGAAGAACTCTTCCTTCTTCTCGTTGCCCTTGATGTAACCCTTGGCACGAGCCTCGTCCTCCGTGATGTCCGCCCAGAGGTTCTTGATCTTGGAGAACGGGGTCTTGGTGCACTGGTCCATGAAGTTGGCCACCCATTCGGTGCGGCGCTTCAGGAACTGAGGGGTCTGATCGAGGTTGCGAGCATCCGGGAAGAGGATGTCGATCTCGTCGATCCCGTGCTGGATGCAGTACGCGTCGACGGCGTCCTTCATCGAGCCAAGGCGCATCGCGTCGTGGAAGATCGCGTCCTTGGACTTCTTGGTGAGAACGTGCTTGGCCGTCGTCTCATCATCCTTCGGTTCGAACACGTTGGTGTGCTCGAGGGTGCTGTCCTTCGACATGTTGGTATCGCCTTCCTGGCTCTCGTTGGTATTGGTGTCGTCACCGGCGTCGCCGCCGTTTTCATCAACCGTGGGCTCTTCGTCCTCGGTCTCCTGATCGTCGGTGGACTGGGCGTCATCAGCAGTGCCAGCGTCGTCGCCGATGGCGCTGTGCTGGGCTGAATCACCGGTGTCGGCAGTGCCGAGTTTCTCTTCGGCCTTCACGAGACGATCGAGGACCGTGTAGAAGGCTTCTTGCTGCAGATCGTCCATGGTGTCGACAACCTGCTCGATGGTCTTCTCCCCCTCAGAAGCCGGAGCATCAGTCGATGCAGCAGCGTCCGCGGAGTGCTCGAGAACGATTTCGTCACCCGTGTAGATGATGGCTTCGCCTTCGACCTGTTCGATCCAGTCAGAGTGCTCGATCGTGACCGCGTCAATCATGGCACCAGGATTGGCACCGGCGATGACGAGGCTGAGCTCGCAGATCTTCCCGTGAAGGATGTTGTTCCCACGCTTGATCAGCTCGTTGGCGTAGATCGAAAGCGCCTTGATGTCTCCGTGTTGAACGGCGGCCTTAGCGGCCTGAGCAGCGGGAGTGTCGTTGAAGAAGCCGTACGCGTACGTTCCTTCATCGCGTTCCATGAGGATCGCGTGCCCCAGAATTTCTGTTGGGGACTTGTGTCCGTGCTGGTAGACGAGGGTGACCTGATCTCCGTCCTGGCCCTTGAAGGCTCCAGGAAGAATCGTCACGCCGTCAGCGCACAGCAGATTGGCCTTGGTTGCCCAACCGCCGAAGTCTGCACCTTCCATTTTGATGGTTCCTTTCGGTTAACCCGTTGGTCGTTTGCTGACGAATTGAACGGCAGCCTTTCGTCTTGCTGTCTTGACAGACTTGAGAAGTTCTTCTCGCTTCTTCTCAATCTTCTTCTGAACATCAGCAATTTGTGTCAGCAGCGCCGCTTCTGGGTGGAGCTTGTCGTACCGCTCCTTCGCTGCCTTAGCTGCCTTATCCTTTTCCGACTGCGACCTGGGCTTCTCCTTAGTGGCAGCAGACTTCGTCTGTCCGGCCTTGGGTTGCGGGTCGTCCTTTTGTGGGGTGGTGACACCACTTCGCTTCTTCGCTTCTTCAACCAAACCCTTGAGTTCGTTTCGAAGCTTCTCGAGGCGAGCTTTCAAAGCCATAACCCGCTGATCAGCTGCCGCTTTGATTGCGGCGTTGCTTGGATGCTTGGTGGCAACCATCTTATGGGTTGGCTTTCGTGCCATTTGACCTGGTCGCCCTTGAGCTTGGCGAGGTTGTGGGGCTGGCGGGGCTTCCCCCGGCTTCCTACCCTTCAACTTGCGAGTCCGCATGTAGTACAGATGCGCTTGAACTGGGTCGTATTCATGGCGAATGTCCATCGCTAGACCCCCAAGCCCTCGAAGGTCTTTTCGATGTCGCTCTCAACGGCATCGAACGCCGCGTTCATGATCGACATGGCTTCACCATCCGGGCTTTGTGCCGGTTGGGTCTGATCTGTTGCCGCTTCCTCTGTAGGAACTGGCGGGTTGGGCATCGGTGTGCCGTCCGCAGACAACGACATCCCCGAGGGGTTGATGTTGCTGTTCATGAGTTGATCGGCCTTCGGATCGGGATGCGGCGCAAGCCCGAGGAACCTGTCTCGGATCTCGTTCGCGTCCATGATCTCGTTTCGGTTGAGCTTGTCGATGATGTCGGCCAGCTGAGAGAGCGGGACGAGCTTGAACGGGTTCATGTAGTAACGAATCCGCTCGTGATCGAGAAGACCCTGATACCCAACAAACGAACGCATCATCGACTCGGTGATCGAGGTGAGAATGGGCTCAATGGTTCGGTTCAGGTAGTTCAGCATCGCCTTTTCATCGGCGGTGCCATCCATGATCTCTTCGGTCAAACCGAGCTGACCATACAGCATCTTCGTCAAGAACTGGATCTGCGCGAGCAGGTTGTTCTCTGCAGGACGGTTCAGCTGCACAATCTTCTCTGTTGCGTCCGCGAACGCGATGCCGTACTTACTTCCGGTCATCTGTTGTTCGATTTCCGCCCTACGTCGTTCTGCTTGCTCTCGCTTGACGTCGGTACGAATTGTGTACGGAAGTTGAATGATCAGGTCGAGCTTTCCAGAACTTGACTGTTCGTCGACAACGTCCAGAAGGTTGAGCTTCCGAATGAGCCGATTCAGAGTCGAGTTTGGTCCATTCATCACGGTATAGAGAGGGTTGTCCGGGAGGGCAACCTTCGTCTTTTCGATGATGATCTCTTCTCGGCGAGCCTTTGCCTCGTTGTAGACGCTCACCTTGACGTGCTTCGGATACCAAGTGACTACACGACCCACACGAACGGTGAGGATTTCGGTCTTCCCCGTTTCAGGGTCGCGAACGGTGTCAACGGGCACAATGCAGGCCTGATCGCTGTCCAACATCGTCAACGCGATGTCTTGGCGGAACGCCCGTGGGCTTTGATCAAGGTTCGCTTCAAAGCTAAGGCAGCGGTTCAACCCGCTATCGACCTCGTCTTTGTACCGACCCTTGTCGTCTAGCCCCACGTGGCGAATATCGATTGACGCAACATCGATACTGATCCGAGTGAGAATCGAGGCGATGATCGATCTCTCGTTTGTCGCGTGCATGAGCGTGCGATCTGGTCGCGAGCCGTAACTCGCACCAATACCGGTAGGCTCTGGTGTGTAGACACCTGTTTCGTTTCCGAGAAAGGCGTTTACACGACGCTTGACATTATCCAAGATACCCAAATCAATCACCTCCTTTCGTCTAGTCGGTTATGGGGTGTCAGCTCTCGAGAGCTTCGAGACGCTCTTCGATCTCGTTGATGCGAGCTCCGTTGTAGAGAGTTCCCCACACGCGCCCTGCTCCGGTGTCGACGGAACCGAACATGAATCCGCCCTCACGTGCAAGCGAAGTCAGCTCGGTGACGTCCTCAGCATCGAGGGGGTCTTCGACGTTGGTTTCTCCGATGGCGTAGACCGCACCAACAACTGCGTCATCGACCGGAAGATCCGAGATCCGCTTCATCCTCTGAGGTCCTTCGGTGTCTGGAGCACCGGTCTGGCCTTGGTAGAGACCGTTGCGGGACGCGGGACTCTGGTTGATGATCGCGATGGTCAGCGGATAGGGAAGGGGGTAGTCGCCACCCGTCAGCGCTTCGAAGGCGTCGTCGGTCAGATCCTGAGCCACGAGGACCATGGTGCTGAAGACCGTAGCCGTATCGGCCAGGAACGGGGTGCCGTCCTGCTTGAACAACGACACCTTCATAGGCGCGGTGTTTGGATCCATTACTTCCTGCGATACGACGACCGCTTGCGTGACTGACTGGCCTTGGCCAAGTGTGTCTGACATGAATTACTCCTATTACTCGAACTCGTCTTTGTGCAGTTTCCAAGCGATAAACGCGTCCATTAGAGCAGAGACGTTATCGATCTTCTCATCCGTACGCTTCTTACTGAGCTTACGGTTTCCATTCGTATCTTCCAGCGTGATGGAGTTACCCATTGCGAAAGACATCAGCGTTTCATCGAAGATCAACGCTCTTTGCTCGGCCAAGATCTTGAGTTCGCCCAGAGGGACCGACTCAGTCTTTGCTCCCTGAATCACCTTCTCAACCCCGAAGGGACCGTTCTCTTGCGTCCACCGCTCGACGAACTCCTTCGCATTGTAGGGGTCGAACCCAAATGCACGAACGTCAAACTCTTGTCCAATGATGTAGTTGTCGAGATCGTCGTACACCTGCATCATGTCAAGAAGGTTGCCGGGCATGATGATGAGCGTTCCTTCTTGGATGAACTCATCATACTTTGCTCGCATTGCCCCAGGGAGTTTGTAGTGGGTTAGCTCTGTGATGTAACTTCGCGTCTTTACACCAAACTCCCCCGTTCGAAGCGGGAAGAGGAAAGTGAACGCGCAGAAGTCATCACCTTTCGATAGGTCTGCGCCCAACGCGCATGGTGCAGACCAGAATTCCCTCGGTGGATGAGGGATCGTTTCTTCGTACGTGAAGAAGTAAGTGAATCCCTCCATGGGGATCCCGAACCTCTTGGCTAGAATATCGTTGCGAGCGGCCGGCGCCTTCTCAGCACGCTCGACATCCAGCTGGTACGTTTCGTAGGTGACCGTGAGCCCGATGTTCGGGTTCGCCTTCGGCCACATCGCGGGGTTCGCCACCTCTTCGATTGCGTCGAGCTTGTAGTGCCAGATCGAGATATGCGGGGCGTCATACTCGCCCTTCAAGATCTTAGCAAGCTCCATCTTCGCGGTATCGCCAGCACCGTTTCGAATTGTTCCCTCAGAGCTGATGGCCACGATCAAGTAGTCATCGAGCTTTGAAGCGCCCTGTTCGATTGCGCCAACGACATCCTCTCGAATATCGCCAGACAACCACTCATCGATCGTGGAGAACTTAGGGCGAAGACCCTGCAGCTTGTTGATCGACATAGGGCGGATCTCGAGTAGAGACCCAGTCAGGAAGTTCTCGATGCCCTTCTTGGTGGGCACCAACTTCTGTCTCAGTGCTGAAGAACCAGCCGTGTTCCTAACCGACCCTTCGGTCAAGAATCGGAACAACGGGCCACGAGCACGAGTGATCGCGGTCCTAAACGGAGACATCACCTCTTCCGCCTGCTTCATCGTAGGCGCAGTGGTGATCTGGTGTGTGGTTGACGTATCGATGTTCAGGAAGTACGCTTGGAGGCAATACGCGTACATCGACTTCGCCGCGCCGCGAGCAACGATCAGGTATTGCTTCGTGATCAATCGCTTTCGAATCGTCTTCTGGACATACTGACCCGGCTCTCCATTTTGACCAGGTTGGTAAACCGTCCGCTCAATGAAATGATACCAACCGAAGATCTGCTCTGCCCACAGCTTGAAGCTTGGGAGCAGATGGAGATCCCCACCATCGGTCAGTGTCAATTCCGATTCGCAGTACTCTATGAACCCTTCAACCGGACGAGGGTCATAGTAGTAGTTTGGGTTGGCAATGAGGTCGTCGATGCGGTTCATCTCAAGAGAGACTTCTTGGTTGACAGGGATCTCTCTCCTGATAACGGCATCCCGGAACTCCCCATAGTACCTTGGGACCGCTTGATTTGCCAGCATCAACAACTTCATCACCTCCTTACGGGCCCTTCGGCACTGCGATCAACACGTTAAAGATCTTCTTCGCGGCCTTTGAGTTTGCCTTCTTGGCTGCCTTCTTGATGGCCAGCTGTGCGACCGGCTGCTGAGTTGCCTTGAATGTCTTCTCGATCAACCCAAGAGTCTCGAGATGGTTCTCGATCTTCTTCTTACGACGAGCGCTCTTTGCGGGGTTGAGCTTCGCGTAGTTGGCTTCCAGTTGACGACGCTGATTGACGAAAGCAAGCTCCTCGTTACTGAGAGTGCTCACCTTCTTCTTCATCAGTTCTCGAGCACGCTGATGGTCTTGGTGCCTTTGAGTTTCTTCCTTCTTCGCGTTTGCTCGCTGCTCACGACTTCTACGAACGCCCCACTTCATGCCCTTGACGCCGAAGTGCTGGAGGTAGTCATCGATAGCAGAATGCTCAACTTCGTCGGAGTCGTCTTCCGGGATCCCGTCAAGACGAAGGCTCTTGATCAAACCGTTGTCGTCGTACTCGAAAATGATCGGGATGATCGCGCCTTCGTCAGCGTGTTTTACCACACCCTTCTCATACACCCTCAAGCCTTCACCTACTTGTTGTGTAGTGGTGTAGACCTTGTAACCAAGGTTTAGGGTCCCGACAGCGACGGCCGCGGGAACAGATGCTGGAGCGGTTACTGCCGTAAGACCCACGATTCCAGCAGCCGTCCCAACGTTTGCCAGCGTGTTTTTGAGACCCGAGTTGATTCCTCGACGCATGACCTCGGTGACTTCGTCCTCATACTTCTTTCGAAGCTCGGCGTTCTTTGTGAGATCGGTGCCCTTGTATCGACGATTCGTCATCGCAACACCAACACGAGCAGTGCCTAGTGTTCGTGCGAATCCTCTCTTGACCGCTCCGACTTGAGCCTTCGACGCACCGTTCTTCATCATGAACATGGTCAAGCCGTGACCACGATCTTCCTTACGAACGCCCCACTTCATGCCCTTGACGCCGAAGTGTTCGATCGTGTCATCGTCTGGCGTAGCCATCTGGATCTCGCTTTCGATCAATTCAAACCGAACAATCTGGTCAAGGTCGTCGGTAACGATCTTCAGTTGGGGGAGGGGTGCTTCTGCTTCATGAGTCACAACGAGGTTTGGATTGATTTTGGCCTTGACGCCTGGGATATGATGATCGCTGGTGCCAGACAGACGCTTAGGCTTGATGTAGCCAGTGCCGTCTCCCAAATCAACAATGTTGACCTTCTTGCCCTTAACCACTCCGGTCCTTCGATCGATCTGGTAGACCACCGAAATATCCTTCGTGGGGTGAACGTTTAGTTCGGCCGACGAGACTTCGAGTTCCTTGTTGAACTCTTCCATGACCTTTTTGTCGTACTTCTCGCGAAGCTTCAGATCTGAACCAAGCTTCTTCCCGGCGAACTCCTTCGACCGGTTGATCTCGTTCAGTTTTGGCGCGAAGTTATGGGCGGCCTCCGAGACCGCGGCGTGAATAACGTTCGGGTTGGTGACTTCCGACTTCCATTGACGGTCTTCTCGACGAACGCCCCATCGCATTCCCTTGACGCCGAAGTGTTCGATCGAATCACCAACGGGCGCAGACATCATCAGCTCTCGAACGGAACCGTGCGGCATCAACTCGAACTCTGGGCCCTCGAAGTCGTCAACCCAAAGGGCGATTCGATCGAAGTTCACGTACCGGATTCCATGGTCCTCACGCGGATCCGGCTTGGCCGGCGCTGTGGGGTAACCGAGGGTCAGGTGGGGCAGCCAGTTCTCGAACTGGGGCGTGAGGTCGATCGCGGTGTGGATCTTGTCTTCCCGGATGAGGAAGGTTCGGAACTTCAGGACATCGCCGAGGTCCCATGCGTTCTGCTCGAAGAAAATGACATCTGCGTCATCCTTCCCGAGCGTTCCACGACGTTCGACGGAGAGGCCGAAACGACGCAGCGACGTCTTTGCCGCGTGTTCGATGTAGGCCATGACGTGAGCAACGTCTTCATCTGAAAGCGCGTCTCCCAAGTTCAGGAGCGTCATGTGGGGAACCTTCTCGGAAGAAGTCTTCCACACATAGTCGTCCTGCTCTGGGATCGCGACGATTACAACATTACCCATTGGGACCTACCTTCGAGTAGAGCTCGAGACGAACCTCGAATTCGGTCAGCTGGTCTCGTTTGAGATCTCGCTGGAATGAGGTTGTCGGGGGATCGTAGCCGAAGGCCACGTAGAGAAAAACGTAGGTTCGAACCGTGTCGGTGAGCTCTTCAGCCACACCCGAATCGATCCAACGCTCATTCCTTGTACGAACTTGGAACACGCCTGGGGTAACCCCGATTTGCTGGAGAACCATGAACGCAGAATTGATGAAGCCGCCGACCTCTTGATCGAAGCCACCGCCATCGTCGGGGAGTCCAAGCATCTGACAGACACTCGGAAAGATCTTTTCTTCAAGCATGGTTCACCTCCTTACCAGAGTTTGGTGTCGCCTGGATGTCGTTCAATGAAACCGACCGGTCTTTGAAGGTCTCGGCCATAATGGATCGCGTTGTGCGTGTCCAATGTGACCGTGATCAAGAACTCGGGGTCGATGATCGCCATGTTTCCATGGATGATGTCTTCCGTTGTGATCGGATTCATGTGATGAACGTGAGCATTCTCGAATATGTCATGACCAGGAATGCCCAGGTCACAGCCATTATCTCGCCGAAGAACGAACGCTCGAGCCTCATGCCACTCATACGAGTGGTAGAAGTCCTGAGACAATCCACCCAACGTTCTTTCACCTACGATTCCGCCAAGACGCAGGTATTCGTATCGCTCTTCGAACGTTCCAAGTGTTCTCAACTCAGAATATGACCTA